TGCAGGTGTAGGCCACATTTCAGGGTTTTGAACATTCGGGGAAATTATACCCTTTGCGCCCTGATTTTGATAAGCATTAGTCTGAGCAGTCACCGATTCACTATTTCCCTGAACTGTCTTTAATCCTGCTAAAATCGGAGATTGACCCCTAAGCTGTGAACCTTGAAGATCCCAAGTTAGATTGGTAGTCTTTATATGGCAAACCATCGAATTAGGTATCTCGATAGACTGATTGCCAATAGCTAACTTATAACCTCTAACAGGCTCGAAAGTACCGCCTTGAACTATTTCAACATAGTTAGAAGGCATCACATACATTTGCTGCACCTTGCCCTTATTCAGGCCGTTTTCGGGGGTCATCCCGTAAATGAATATTTCCCCACTGGTATCGTACCAGGTGAACATATCACTAAGGAACTCGCTCCAAGTTTGCCTTGGGTTTGGACTTTCTAATAGTGTTTTTAATGGATCTGAAACGGGAACGTCTGAAAGCTCTTTGGTCCTGAATACAAGACTTTGAGCCCTTGTCAGTTCTTTTGCGCTGTATTTTGCGCCTCTATATTTCTTTTCCTTACCGGATTCCTTGTAAACGTAAACAGGGCATACCTTGCCCTTGTCAGCTATTTTCCTAATGATAGAATAGACTAAAGCATTCCCCTTGTAACCTTGATCAATAAAATTCTGTTGGGTTCCATCATACCAAACTATTACCCCGTTATTATTGAAATACGGGTAAACTATCTCATTGAGTAGGTTTTTATCAGGAGGGGAGGATATTTGAGGATTAATGTAATTCCGAAGTGCCTTAATCATTTAGATCAATTTTGATTTAAAGGTAACGAAAAAATAATTATTTCCGATCCCAATAGATTAAAGCAATGAAGCCAAAGTACAAATGAACAAATACAGCCCTATGCCATGACATCCATGCAAAGGGATTAAATGAACCCATCACAAATGCAAAGGTCAAATAGAATAGGATAAATGATAATCCAAGTAGGGTATAATCTCGCTTGTTCATATTGAAAACTCGAATTGAATTTTAACCATTAAATCTGTAAACCCCCAAACCAAAGCATCAACCCTATCAGGTGATTTACCTTTCTCAGGTTCAAAACTTACCATTTGAGATTCCAAGATAGGAAATTTTCCGACATGGAATACTTTTCCCTGCTCATAAAGCGAGTAAATAGGCTCCGCCCTTACATACTTTCCCTTTGTAGCAGTTACCAGCTTGACCCTATGTTTTGCCCCGTTGGCTCTCAATACAGCCTCCACCATATCCCCGCCTTGGTTCTTTTCAGCTACTATACAATCAGCATTCCATCTATTGACCGCATTAACGGCAATACTGGACCATTCATTAGGTGTATATTTTCCGCTCAAATCTTCCAATAGATAGCCGTTGCCCTTTGAATCAACACCCTGGACTGTAATGCCTGTCTCATCAGATTCAGCGGTCGAAGAAATAGCCGGGTCAATTGCAATGATTATCCTGGTTAATTCCGGAGCCGTTTGAATGTAGGCTTTATCAATCATTGGCCTGTTCCAAAGCAGACCCTCCGCATCATCCAACCATTTGCCCAAAAATAAATGTTCAAACCTTGGGTAGTTTTCAATCCTGACCCTTTCGGCTTGTTCAACAAAAGAACTCGATAGGTTATTTATATTGTCAAGGTAGGTAGTGTGAATGTAGGTACATTCCTGTTTTGATTTCTCAATCCATCGCTTATAAATCCAGTGACTTTTAAAAGATGGATTCATTACTAGAATGACCCTATTATCTCTTTCTTTTGACCTGATTGAAAGGTCTATTCGATCAAATACATCTTCATCGGTTAACTCCTCAGCCTCATCTAATACCCATGTCGTAACCCCTGCAATTGATTTCAAGTTTGCCGTTGCCGTTCCCTGACTTGTTTTAATCCCTCTAAAAATAATCTTTGATCCTGTTAATCTGTTGATGATCTCAGATTGAGTTATTTCAAAATCTGAATCTTTACCCATTAATCCAATTTTATCAATGAATTCAGGGATAATTGAAATAAAAGCAGATGTTAAAGTCCAACGTGTAAACAAAATAACATGACCTGATTCATAGGTCAGGTTAAGAAGAAATAAGGCTAAGGTCCACGATTTACCCGATCCCCTGCCACCTGTAATGAAGTAGTATCTCGATTCAGGTGTTTCAAGAAATAAAGGCTTATACTTTTCGAGTAGCCTTATTTTATCCATTCGATCGGAGGTGTTACTTTTTCGCCTTGAGTGGTTATATCGATATTCTGCTTAGGCATTCCAAATCGATAATTTAACCAAGTCTTAACCGCCTGAGTATCTCCTGCCTCGCATAGGTTCCAAAGTGCCTGCCATGCCTGAGCCGGGACCGCAATAGCATCCATTTGCTCGATGATTTTTATCTCCTCCGCTTTTGGTTTTCGCCCTGCACCCGGTCTTGCTCCTCCGTTTTCCATGTGAAAAAAACTGTTTATTCAGTTACAAATATACGAATAAAAAATAAATGAAAATAAATTATTCAAATAGCTTGCTTCGTATTTGCGAACATAGTATATTTGATTCAACAATTAAACGAAACGAAAATGGAAACTATCAGCACAAAACCACAGTCAATTTTAGAAAAATTAGGTTACAAGGTTTTATCGATCAAAACCAGAAAACTTGATTCATTGAACACTCATTTTGGAAATGTCGGTTTTACGTATGTTTGCTTAAATATGTACGGTCATAACATGAATATTAATATTAGTTTTCATACTCATGAAAAAAACTTTTCAATGGCTGCAAAAAACACAATTTTTAGAAGAAAAGGACATGTAAATAATACCGTATTTCCTTACTAAAAATAAACCAAACGGGAGCCTAAAAACTCCCATTACTTAAACTAAAACGAAATAATGACAACTTACACAACTATCACAGGAAGAAAAATTAGGGTTGGATCTAATTACAGCAAAAGAACTTTCACCATCAAAACAGATTCAGCAACTTTCAGGACTTTTAAAATGACCAAAGAAGAATTTAATGAAAATCTTTACAACACAGCAAATGACTGGAATCAATTTTTAAAATCAGACGACTATTATAAAGTTAAATAACCATGAAAACTCACTATAAAGCGAATTGATTATGAACAGAAATAAAGATTTTGAAAGATGGGTAAGCCAAACTTACCCATTAATGAATAAATCAGATTACATTGAATTAGATTATCATGATTTAATAAAATTTTCTAATTGGACTGGATTATTTGATAAATATGGGGTTTCAATTATTTCAGGAGATAAAGTCAAAGTTTTCGGTCAAGATTCAGAAATAATATGGGAATTAGGCGCTTTTTGCTATACTGTACCTATTGGAGATGGGTTTTATACTATTCCGATAAATGGTTCAAACATAGTTATTGATTCAGATTTTAAATGCTTAGAAATAGAAAAAAATACATTACTACAATAACCATGAAAACTCAAATCACACTCGAAGACCTCCCCTTCATAATCGGAGGCATAGTATTTATCACAATTGTAGCCATATGGCTATTCACTTACATTCAAACAGTACCAGCATGAAAAAAAACTTTGAAGAACTCGAAATCGGAAACGAACTGTATTCCGGCACCTACCACAAAACGGAAACCCGCTCAAAGTTAGCAAAGGATGAAGGTCACCTTTCAAACCTTGAATCAGTTCAAATTGAATTGGTTACGCTCCAAAAATACGATCCTGAAACGGATTCATTCGTGGACTTTGAAAATCAAGAAATTGAAAACGAAATTAAAACTAAACTCGGTGCATACTAAAATAATCACAGTGCAGGAATATGCAACCCGATACGGGTGCAGTCCTAGATTTGTACAAAATAACCTGAAAGATGGAATAGGAATGATTGGAATGGTGACATTCCGAAAGGCTGGAAATACTTGGTTAATTGAAGTCTTGATTACATGGTACGAGCAATAGAAATCCTGATCCTTGGGATGCTTATATGGGCAT